AGGGCCTTTGCTGGTGTCTTTTACTTCGGCATGATAGATTTCGTCAAATAGCAAAGGGATGCGTCTCACAAGTTTGCCAGTAATGAGGATTGAGACGTAGAGCTTGCCTGTGACTTCGTCCTTTACTGCATTGTCGTGGCAGATGAGGATGACATCGCATGGCAAGTTTAACATGGCATTGATAGCATTCTCTAGCAATACCATCTGCGGCAACCAGTCATTCTGCTGAGGGACGCCACCTGTGCGTCCTTGCCTCTTAAGGATTTCCCACATAGCGCTCTGAGCCCAGGTCGTGGCACTGTCAATGACGTAAGTGCCGACGGCCTCAAAGAAGCCTTCTCTCCGCAGACGGTTGAATTCCTCGTCCCAACGCCTGAAAGCGGAGGGGCTACGAGGGTCGTCCATTTCGAACTGAGTATCGTCGATTAGCAGGCCTTTCTCCCTCAGTGGTTCGAAGATAGGGAGCTTTGTGCCTCCATAGTCGAAGCTATGGATGAAGACAGGCTTGCGAGCTGTTGAGAGACTGTAGGTCTTTCCGCTGCCCATCCCTCCATAGACGAGGAAGGAGAGGTAGCGGGTGCGAGGGCTCTCGCCCCGACGAGCGAGGACCTTTTTGACTATTTCAATAGGATTCATAGTTTGCCTCCTATTCGTTGTTTAGTTCTCTTTTTAAAAAAGATAATTTCTTTTCTGCCCTCTTCCATGTATCATAAGTCCCCACATGGAGAGGTTTTTCCCTTCCGATTAACCACACAAAATGTCATATTCGCCATAGTCTGATTGCTTCGCAATCACTGCAGAAATCTCATCCCTTTTGATTAGTGCTACTACATCTGGCTTTTGAGTGATTTTTATAAATGTGCCATTTTCCATAATACACCTCCTAAAGGTTAAGATCTTGCTTATGTTTAACTCGTTCCAAGGGATTCCAAATTTCCACATGGAAGCCACTTGGCAGCCGATGGATGTGGTCAAGGGGGTTTTCCCAACTTAGGCATAAGTCCACGTAAGGGCAGCCAAAGAAGTTTGTGCACGCTGTAGGGTTAGGGATAAAGGCTGCGGACATGTCGCCACCTTTGCGAAGGGCCTCTTGGAGGATATCTATGTCCCACAAGATTTGGCGGATGTAGAAGATGGCCAACTTATACCACATATTTATTTGAGGCTCAGTCTTAGTGACAGGGATTCGCATGAAGTCAATACGGGTTTTAAGGAAGCCCGTGCCGTTGACAATGACATTGTTAGCGTCTTCGTAGAGGCACTTAGCAGCGAATATGTAAGTGCCGATTTGGAAACTGGTCTTCCACTGGTCAGCCCACCACTGGCTGAAAGAGCCTCCCTTTGTCTTATGCTCGAGGACGACCACCTGCCCTTCGTGTCTCACGAGAGCGTCTATTTTGTAGATGATGGCTAAGTGAGGCGACTCGAAGTTGAGGGAGAGGCGACCACCTAGCTCCGTGTGCAACACCTCAAAGGAGTCGTCTTTGTAGCGTTCGCAATATTGAGCTAATGCCTTGAGGGCATTAGCGGGAGTCTTGGGAGCGAAACTCTCGTCCGTAGACTCAGGAAAGTGCTCACGATAGCAGGTTAGGAATTTGTCGTAAGCCTCTATGATAGCGTCGTCGCTATAGCCGTGCAGTAAGAGATGTTCCATAGCCTCGTGCCACGCCTGGCCAAAGACCAAATGATTGGACTGAGTATCTGGCTTCCAGCCACAAATATATTCGTAGAAGTAGCGACGAGGGCACTGCATGTAGCATTGGAGTTTGGACGAGTCAAAATCATACCAGTCGGAGCGCTCTTCAAGGCCTTGCCATTGGTCTTGTGGCTGTTCGCCAAAAGTAAGGTCATGTAAGAAAGACATTTCGTTCCTCCTTTGTTAAATTATTTAACATAGACCGTCAAGCACAATCTCCCTGGCCACGTAAGTGTTGTCAGGCCTATGTATGAGCAAGTTCAGACGGCCATGCTTGTGAGCGAACATAGCTGCGGCTATCATACTCATGACTGTTAGCCCTGTCACGAGAATGTAATCGTTTGGTTGGCTATCAGCTAATCGCTCAGCAAATAAGCGAGCGATTTTGCTTACTTTATACTTATCCATACTGCCTTTGGACAAATAGATGAGCTGGCCAAACTTCTCGGCATACGAGTAGTCGTGGCCACTCCTGTTGATGACGTAAACTTTGGTCTTATTCATATTGTCCCTCCTCAATTACGCTTACGAAGATTGGAAAGCGAGGCACCCCTCGACCAGGGGTAATGTGCTGGTATTCGACCAGGCACCATTTGCCTGGCAGTTCGTCCCTTTTGTTCCATAGCTCTTGACGCAAGGCGTCAGTGAGGCCACTTCCTACGCTGAATTCGTGGCCATCTTGGCCGACGCACACTAAAGCTCCAAGCTTTCCCTTTGGCCTTCCATACTTGTCGACCTCCTCTTTCCATCCCACTATCTTGTAAACGTCTCTTTTCTTTGGCTTAAACTTCATCCAGTTCGTCGAACGTTTACGCTCGTAGCGAGCCCAAGCATTCTTCACGACCATCCCTTCATAGCCTTGTGATAGCCACTTCTGGTAGGAGGACATTACTTCGTCCAGCGTCCAACAGACGTCCCAGGGCACTACGTGTAATGGTAAATGCATGTAGTCGGGAATGAGGGATTGGAGGATTTCTAGGCGTCTGAATTGGTTTGTGGGCAGGGAAGGGATGTCAAAGATGTGGTACTCAATAGAAGTGAAGTCAGGATGTAGCTCCAGGCGTTTTGAACGAGAAATGATGTCTTCAAAAGCCATTCCATGAGTGTATAGTTCGCCGTCGAGTTCTTGGATTGTGTGGTCGAAAGAGTCTACAACACCTAATGAGTCGACTATATGAGGGAGCGAGACAATGGGATTTCCCTCGCTTGACACTAACTTCCATTGACCATCTTCGTAGATAGCACGACAGCGGAGGCCGTCCAATTTTGGCTGGACGAGCCAAGGGAGAGGCCAATTGTTGAGCCTTTTAGGCTCAAATGGATAGCACAACATAATGTCTTTTCTCCTCATTACGTTCCTCCTTTAGGGCGACCTTGCGGCCGCCCACCTTGGTTTGTTAGCCTTGCCTGAGCATCTGAATAAGTTTGCGTTTGTCCTCTTCGGACAAGGTGGCCAACTTGGCTTTAATTGCCTCTATTGGGTCTTTTGAAGTCCGCACGACGAGGCCAGGCTTCCACTGTTCAGCAAGCTGGGCAATCTCTTCATCGTTTTTGCCAGCCTCAATTCCCCGCCTTAGGACGGCCTGCAGGTCGATTTTGGCTGCCTGCTTGAACTTTGTGAAGACTACTTCCTCACCAAATTTAGAGACAGCATCCTGTAAATCTTTACCGAAGTCGTAGTTTACGCTTACCATTCTGTCACCTTTTTTGGCCTTTACGAGTTCCATAACATACCTCCTTTGAAAATTTTATTGTTGTTTAAGTAAATCCTCTAGCTGTTGAAGCAGCTGAGGATTGGCCTTCAATTTTTCCACTAATTCTTCCAGCTTATCTTTGGATTTATGCCTCGGTTGAATTTTAGTAATAGGGGTGACCTTCTCTTCCAATTCAAGACGCTCGGCTTCAAGCTCGTCCGCCCAGCGACGGAGCGCTAAGCGCTCCAATTGGAGGGAGGCAATCTCCTCGTTGAGGAGTTTTATACGCCTTCTAACCTGGACTTCAACGTCCAAGAGATGCCTAATCCTCTCTTCAATAGTAACTTCCATTTCGTTCCTCCTTTCTCAGTTTTTGGGCAATCCTTGATGGATTACCCATTTTGTTAAAAACATTTATACCATAAACCCAAATAAATGTCAAGCCCTACGAGTAATTTTAAGTCCATACCTCGTCCTCTTCGAGCAACTTTTTTAGCTCCAAAAGCTTGACTCTGATGAGACTCTTAACATCGACCTCATCGGGAGTTATTGCAGGCAGTTTGTCGAGCAAAGTTAGGACTTCTTGCACCAATTTCGTTTTCATGGCTATACCTCCCCAGGCCATTCGTTGTTTAGCATCATAAAGGAGAGGTCAATTGCCCTATGTTTGACCTGAGAGGCCCAACGGGAGTTGAGCATCTCCTTTGATGCCCGTTCGTAGTCGCCCTCCCTGACGGCAGCTATAAAGCGTTTGAAGGAGCGGAAGCTTCTATAGCCGAGGTTAAAGCGCATGTCGATGAGGCAGGCCTTGCGGACGTCACTGAGGGAGTCCCAATTAGGGAAGATTGTCCTAAGGTCATGTTCGCACTCCCGAAGGTCGTTGTGGAGGAGGTAGAGAGCCTCGTTACGGCTTATGCCTTTGTCCTCTAGGTTGCGGCCAACGCCTATGGTTAGCTTGCCTGCGGTGCAACGGTAGGGAGTGAGGCGTAGGCCTTCGTGCATGATGAGGAGGTTGGTTAGTTTATTGTTGCTAGTCATTTTGTCGCTCATGGTTTGCCTCCAATAGTTTGAGGTTGCAATTTATTTCG